GGAAGAGGTTGCCTATACAGTTCATCGTGTTGGTAACTGCATGTACATTTCGTTCCAAGGGAATAAAAGTGGATGTGTAGTTACCACTATCTTGAACTGTGTGGTCAACGACTTCTATCTTAAGAGTGGTTATCTGACGATCATGCGTGAAAAGGCTGAAAGGTTGATTCGTGGTGAAGACAAAGAAGACTACGAGGGCGAAACGAAATTTGTCCTGGGCGCAGCGAACATGCGTGGCTACAAATTGTACATCAAGGCGAAAGTCTATGGTGATGACAATACGGTGGCAGTAAGCCCGAAAGTGTTGAAGTATTTTAACGCGAAAACGTTTGGAGAATATCTGGCGAAGTATGAGATTGAGTACACCCCGGCATCGAAAGGTGAGAGAGTGAACGCGTACGACCCGATATTGAGCTTGCAATTCCTGAAGCGATCCATACGGCTTGACGAGGAGACTGGAGTCTATATGGCCCCTATCGATGAAACCGTCATACAGGAATTGACCAACTGGGTGCGAAAGTGCCCAGACGAGCGAGAAGCTCTCTATGTGAATGTGGAGAATGGTGCGCGTTTTGCCTTCCAGGCGGGACGTGAGAAGTTTCAGAGCTATGTGAAAAGTGTGAATGATGCGCTGCGAGTGCGAGGATTGGATTTGTTGGATGTGACCTACGATGAGTATCTGCGTGAGTATGCCCTTGGATTCTAAATCCAAGGAAATTCGGTTGTGTTTGTCTGCTTTTTATGTTTCTTTAAATCTTTTTCTACTTCTTCTTTTTCTGTAACTCTACCCCTGATTCTGGGTTCCCTGATTTGTCATTGGGACTTAATGATCTGAATCGCACAGCAATGTGCACATCGAATCAGGCGTATCTTACCTCACAGTTTGGCGACTGGATAGGGGGTAGGGTTACTTTCTTCTGCATGGAGTACTTCGAACTTGCTTGGCCTGCAAATGCACCCGATAAACTGCTTGCCACATAAATCGTGCCGTCTGTCGCTTCATGCTGCATTGAGTATTCGGTCGTATTAGCAACAACCACG